CAACAAACAATAGGACTTCAAACCTATGGAAACCTCAACCAGGAAAACAAGTAATTAGAGTTTTACCTTATAAACATAATAAGGATAATCCTTTCATTGAATTGTTTTTTCATTTTGGTTTGAATAATAAAACCTATCTTTCACCAATCACATTTGGTCGTCCAGACCCAATTGAAGAGTTTGCACAAAAACTCAAAACAAGTGGCAATCGTGAGGAATACCAAATGGCTCGTAAATTGGAATCAAAGATGAGAACCTTTGCTCCAATCGTAGTTCGTGGTGAAGAATCACAAGGTGTTAAGTTTTGGGGTTTTGGTAAGACTGTTTATCAAGAATTACTTTCTGTAATTGCCGATCCAGATTATGGTGATATTACTGATCCTGTAAATGGTCGTGATGTATCTGTAGAGTTCATTACTGCTGAAGAAAGTGGTGCTTCTTTTCCAAAAACCTCTATTCGTGTGAAACCGAACCAGACTCCAATCGTAGAGGATAAAGCTCAATTAGAAAATCTTTTAGAGAACCAAAAAGATATTACTGAGTTGTATCAGGAAAGAACCTATGAAGAACTTACAGAGGTTTTAAATGAATGGTTGAACCCATCTGAATCTACTGATGAAGAAGAAACTAATACTACAAAAGTAAAAGAAAGTGCTGTAATAGAAAATTCAACGAAGGTTGAAGATGCTAGTGCTGCTTTTGATGAACTTTTTAGTAAGTAAGTAAACAATAAAATATAGGGTGGCTAAGGTTTAGAGCCACTGTTAGTTATCGGTACTGCACCCATTATTGATACTTCTGGAACCACCCTTGTTTTTTTATAGGAGAAATATATGTCAGTAAAAGACGATTTGGCTGGGGTTTTAGCGGATTCCCTAAATAAAAAATTCAAAGATTATAAGGTTGCATATTTCTTAGATGGTGCCACCGAAACACCCACAGATATAAAAGAATTTATTTCTAGTGGCTCAACAATGTTGGATTTAGCTATTTCCAATCGACCTAATGGTGGTATTGCCGTTGGTAGAATTACAGAGTTGAATGGATTAGAGAGTAGTGGTAAATCACTTATTGGTGCACACATACTTGCTGAGACACAGAAAAAAGGTGGTGTTGCTGTTTACATAGATACAGAAACTGCTGTAAGTGAAGACTTCTTAGAAGTCATAGGAGTGAACATAAATAATATGTTATACTTACACTTAGAGACTGTTGAGGATATCTTTGAGGCTATAGAAGAGATTGTAACTAAAGTAAGAGAGTCAGATAAAGATAGGTTAGTAACCATCTTAGTTGATTCACTTGCAGCTGCTACTACCAAGGTAGAGTTAGAAGCTGACTTCGATAAAGATGGTTGGGCTACTTCCAAAGCAATTGTAATATCAAAAGCTATGAGAAAGATTACTCAGATGATTGGTAGACAGAAAATTGCTTTAGTATTTACAAATCAACTTAGAGTAAAATTGGGTGCTATGTTTGGAGACCCTTATACAACTTCAGGTGGTAAGGCTCTTCCATTTCACGCATCAACCCGTATTCGTTTGAAGAACAAAGGTCAGATAAAAGACTCTAAAAAGAATGTAATAGGTATGACTATTCTGGCACAAGTAATAAAAAACAGATTAGGTCCTCCATTACGAAAAGCTGAGTTCCCACTCTATTTTGAAAGTGGTATTGATGATGAGGGTAGTTGGTTACAGGTTCTAAAAGAACATAAGATTGCAAAAGTTGGTGGTGCTTGGTATACTATGAAAGACCATAATGGTGAGGAAATAAAATTCCAATCCAAAGATTGGTCTGAAAAGTTGGAAGACGAAGAGTTCAAAGAACATTGTTACAATATGATTTGTGATAAGATAATCCTCAAGTATAACAAAGCTGAAATCGGTATCGATGATGTTGAGATTACAGAAGAGGTTGTCGGTGAGTAATGCTAAGTATTTATCAATACTTGAAGAAATAAAGAAAAAAGGTGGAAGCGTAGAGTCAGAAAATCCTGACGATAAGGTATTGATTATAGATGGTCTAAATACATTCATAAGATGTTTTAGTGCTATACCAACTCTCAATGATGACGGTGCTCATGTTGGGGGAATAGTTGGTTTTCTAAGGTCAATCGGATACGCTATAAAAACAATTAGACCTACTAGAACCATCATCGTTTTTGATGGTAAAGGTGGGTCTAATCGCCGTAAGAAAATATTTCCACAATATAAAGCTGGTCGTTCAATGTCTAAAAGATTGAATAGGGCTTATGATTTTGCTTCAAAGGAAGATGAACACCAATCAATGGTTTTACAGATAACTAGAGTCATTGACTATTTGGAATATTTGCCAGTTACCACTATTACAATTGAGAATATTGAAGCTGATGATACGATGGCTTATGTCACCAAGCAGATTCTAAAGACATCTAAAATAGTTTTGATGTCTACAGATAAAGACTTTCTACAATTAGTAAATCACAGAGTTTCAGTTTGGTCTCCCACAAAAAAGAAAATGTACGATCCACCAAAGGTGTTAGAGGATTATGGAATACCATCTCACAACTTTGCTGTATACAGATCAATAGATGGAGACAAATCTGATAACATAGATGGTGTTCGTGGTTGGGGATTGAAAACTATTCAAAAAAAATTACCACTTTTGCTCGAAGACGATATACTTAATATAGACGATATAATAAATGAAGATGAAAAGCTCAAAGAGAGTGAGGAGTTATTGAAAAGAAATTATCATCTCATGCAATTGGATGAGGTAGACATTAGCACTTCTGCTAAAACAAAAATAATGGATAAAGTTCGTGAACCTATAAACAAACTTAATAAATTACAATTTCAAAAAAGGTTCATAGAAGATAGGTTATTTGCCACATTACCAAATATGGATAGTTGGTTAGTTCAATGTTTTGGGAAATTAAATCAGATGGCTGAGAAAGCAAATGGGTAGATATAGAAAATATAACTCAGAAGAAGAAAGAAAAGAAGCTCAACGAAAATGGTCTATGGAATACTATAAAAGAAATAGGGCTGTTTTACAAGCTAAGGCTCGTGAACGATATCGTAGAAAGAAACAATTAGAACTAAAACAAAAACAAATAAAAGAATTATATGACGAATGAAAATTTTAATCAGTTTGGTCCTTCTTTTCAGGCCAAAATAATATCATCACTTTTATCAGACAATAAATTTATACAAACAATCAACGACATATTAGAACCTGAATACTTCGATTCAGATGCTAATAAGTGGTTGACTAAACAAATAGCTAAGTACTTTATGGAGTATAGAAAAGCTCCTACTTTAGAAGTATTGAAAATCAAAATCAATCAGATGGATGATGAGATTTTGAAAGTATCTGTTATAGAAAATCTAAAGGATGCTTGGAGAAATATAGAGTCTACAGATTTAGAGTTTGTAAAAGAAGAAACATTAGGATTCTGTAAGAATCAAGTTATCAAAAATTCCATTATGGAATCGGTAGATTTGTTGGAACAGAAAAAGTATGATGAGATAAAGGTTCTAATCGATGGTGCTATGAAAGCTGGTAGTGAAAGAGATTTAGGACATGACTATATTATATCATTAGAAGATAGACTCACATCATCAGTAAGAAATACATTACCAACACCTTGGGATTCTATTACCAATGTTATGGATGGTGGATTGGCTGGTGGTGAGTTGGGTGTGTTAGTTGCACCTGCTGGTATTGGTAAGACTTGGTGCTTACAATCATTGGGTGCTCATTTGGTAAAAGAGGGTAAGACTGTAGTTCACTATACTTTAGAGTTGAATGAGTCTTATGTTGGACTTAGATATGATACAGTGTTTAGTGGGACACCAACTGCTAATATAAAGTTTTATCAAGAAGATGTACAAAAGGTTATAGATGGATTGGCTGGTAAATTGATTATCAAATATTATCCTACCCGTTCCGCATCTGTAAACACATTAGCTGCTCATCTCAAACAAATGGAGATACAAGAAATCAAACCTGATGTTGTGATTGTGGATTACGCTGATATTCTAAAACCAACCACATTCTATAAAGAGAAGAGACATGCAACTGGTGAGACTTATGAAAATCTTCGTGGTATGGCTGGTGAGTTTGATGTTCCGATATGGACAGCATCACAGGCAAATAGAAGTTCATTGGAAGAAGAAGTAATTGATGCCAGTAAAGTATCTGAAGATTATTCTAAGGTTATGACAGCAGACTTTGTTATGTCGGTAAGTCGTAAGGTAGAAGATAAGATAGCTAATACTGGTAGGGTGCATGTAATCAAAAATAGATTTGGTGTTGATGGAATTACCTTTCCAGCAAATATTAATACTAATACTGGTAGAATTGAAGTGTATGAATCTAGCACTGTTGGTGGTAAAGAGGCTCAAGGAAAGATGAATAATTCAGATGAATATCTAAGAAAAACTTTATCACAAAAATACAAAGATTTAAAAGGATTTGAGTAACATAAGATGATATATATTATAATTATACGTGTTGTGAAAATAATGATGTTGCTAAGGAGTTACTATGGACAAATTTAAATTGTCGGAAAATTTTATAAGTAAGTATAAAAGAAAAAAAGCACCCTTTGGATTTAACGGACTGGGTGAATTAGTTTATATGAGAACTTATTCAAGAATTAAAGAAAATGGAAAAAACGAAAGATGGTGGGAGACTGTACAAAGAGTTGTAGAGGGAACTTATTCAATGCAAAAGGAATGGATTGAATCACATCAATTAGGGTGGAACGCGTGGCAAGCTCAAGCATCTGCTCAAGATATGTATGAGCGAATTTTCACTATGAAGTTTTTGCCTCCTGGACGCGGTCTGTGGGCGATGGGAACACCTATCACAGAGAAAAAGGGATTATACGCCGCCCTAAACAATTGTGCTTTCGTATCTACGAAAACACTAAAAGAAGATTATGCTAAACCTTTCTGTTTCCTTATGGATGCCAGTATGTTAGGTGTCGGTGTTGGTTTTGATACAAAAGGTGCGGGAGAAATAGTTGTAAAGGGAGTAGACAGTAGTAGAGATGAACAAATTTATGAGATACCTGATACTCGTGAGGGTTGGGTTGAATCTCTAAAGTTGCTATTAGAAAGTTACTTTCATGGTCAAGCACCAATGGAATTTGATTATCAAAAGATAAGACCTGCTGGAGCACCTATTAGTGGATTCGGTGGAGTGTCAAGTGGATATGAACCATTACAAGAAGTTCACGAAGCAGTACGAAAGGTTCTTGATAAAAATGGTGGAGAACCAATCACAGTAACCACAATTGTAGACATAATGAATCTCATAGGTAAATGTGTTGTGGCAGGAAATGTTCGTAGAACTGCTGAAATAGTATTTGGTGATCCTAATTCAGAAGAATATTTAGATTTGAAAAATTATAAAGTTAACCCACACAGAGAACAATATGGATGGACAAGTAATAATAGTATATTCGCAGAATTGGGTATGGATTATACAGAAGCTGCAAAACGAATTGTGGATAATGGTGAGCCTGGATTTGCATGGTTAGATAATATGAGAAAGTATTCTCGTATGAAAAATGGTGGTGATAACAAAGACCATCGAGTAGCTGGTGGCAATCCTTGTTTAGAACAATCATTGGAATCATATGAGTTATGTTGCTTAGTAGAAACATTCCCAAACAACCACGAAACCTTTGAGGACTACGCTAGAACCCTCAAATACGCTTACTTATATGCTAAGACAGTAACATTAGGTAGAACACATTGGCCAGATACAAATCGTGTGATGTTACGAAATAGAAGAATCGGATGTAGTGTAAGTGGAGTAGCACAATTTATTACATATAGAGGAATCAATACTTTAAAAGAATGGTTAAATGATGGGTTTGATGTTATACAAGATTGGGATAAAATGTATTCAGATTGGTTTGCTGTTCCACGATCTATCAAGACAACATCGGTGAAACCATCAGGTACAGTTTCTTTACTTGCAGGAGCGACTCCAGGATTACATTACCCTGAGAGTCGTTTTTACATTAGGCGAATAAGAATTTCCAAACATTCAGAATTAATAGAACCATTGAAGAAGGCAGGTTATAAAATAGAACCAGCATTTGGTTCAGAGGACACAACAAATGTTGTAGAAATTCCTGTGGATGTCGGTGAGGGGATTAGAACAGCGGCTGAACTTTCGATTTGGGAACAATTCGGTTTAGCCGCTTTTCTTCAAAGACATTGGGCTGATAATCAAGTAAGTTGTACAGTTACATTTAATCCTGAAACAGAAGCAAATCAGATTGCTCCGTGTTTGAATTATTATCAGTACCATTTGAAAGGTATTTCATTATTACCAAGACACGATTATGGTGCTTATAAACAAATGCCATACGAAGCAATTGATGAAAAAACTTATAAAAGCGAGGTAAGTAAATTGGGTAAACTATCTTTCGGTGTAATCAAAAATGAAGAGGCCGATGTAGATAAATTTTGTAACAATGACTCTTGTGAGATAACACCAATGACTGGTGATAACGATGATCAAGACTATGCTAGCTAAGTGTAAGGAGAAAGGTTATGCATAAATTAGAATACTTATGGTTGGATGGTTGTACACCAACACAAATAAGACATAAAACGAAAGTGGTAAAAGAGTTTGGTAAAAAAGAAGAAGCACCAATTTGGGGTTTTGATGGAAGTTCAACAGAACAGGCTGATGGTAATAGTTCTGATTGTGTTTTGAAACCTGTACGAGTTTACCCTAATCCTTTAGAAACAAATAGTTCAATAGTATTATGTGAGGTTTGGAATGTTGATGATACACCACACGAATCAAATACAAGAAGACTATTGGAAGAGACTATAACCGATGATATCGATGAGTGGGTAGGTTTTGAACAAGAATATACTTTGTATGATTTAGATACATCTAAACCATATGGTTGGCCAGATATAGGAGAACCGCCACCACAAGGAGATTATTATTGTGGTAGAAACATTGGAGAAAATGTTTCAAGAGAACATATGAATGCTTGTATTGAAGCTGGTATTAGTATTTGTGGAACTAACGCTGAAGTTATGTTAGGACAATGGGAATATCAGATTGGAGCTGGTGGTTCAATTCATATGAGTGATGACTTGTGGGTTGCTCGCTGGTTATTAGAAAGAATTTGTGAGAGTTACAATTTGACAGCATCACTACATCCAAAACCAATCGCTGGTGATTGGAATGGTGCGGGATGCCATACCAATTTCTCTACAAAGGAGATGAGAGAGGATGGTGGATATGAAAATTTTATTTATCCAGTTATGGAAAAGTTGGAAAAAAAACATCAACAGCATATTGATGCTTATGGTGTAGATAACGACCAAAGACTTACAGGATTACACGAAACTTGTGATATAAATACTTTCCGATGGGGAGTTTCAGATAGAGGAGCGTCAATTCGTATTCCTTGGCAAGTTGCTAAAGAGAACAAAGGTTATTTAGAAGATAGAAGACCATCTTCTAATTGTAATCCTTATGTGGTTGCACAGAAGTTAGTAGAAACAATATGTCAGTAAAAAATATGCGGACAGGCAGACGACACACCTGTAGAAAAATGTGTCTTTTCATTAATGATAACAAAGGAGATTACTATGAAATATCGTAATCTATTCTCTGTACTGATGATGTCAGTAGGTATTGTCTTTGGACAAGCCGTAACTGGTTTTGTTGGCAACGGAGAAGAGCCACTTGTTGGAGCAAATGTGACAGTAGAGGGTACTGAACTTGGTGGCGTAACAGACGCTGAGGGTAAGTTCGTCATTGAGACGGGTACAGGTACTTTTGATGTTACTGCTTCATACATCGGTTATGTAGCCCAAACACAATCAGTTGTTGTTGGGGACATAGTTGGAAGCGTCAGTTTTGATTTAGAAACTGATGTGGTTGCTCTAACAGCACTTGAAGTCTTGGCTTCTAGGGCTGATGAAACAACACCTGTTGCTTATACTACGGTGGGTAAAGCTGAAATGGAAGTTCGTCTTGGTTCACAAGACTTACCGATGGCTATGAATATGACACCAAGTGTATATGCTACTCAACAAGGTGGTGGTGCGGGTGATGCCCGTATCAATGTTCGTGGTTTCAACCAAAGGAATGTTGCAGTAATGATAAACGGAGTTCCCCAGAATGATATGGAGAACGGATGGGTCTATTGGTCTAATTGGGATGGGGTAGCTGATGCTTCCAATTCCATTCAGATGCAAAGAGGTCTATCAGCCGTGAATCTTGCTACACCATCGATTGGTGGAACAATGAACATAATTACCGACCCTGCTGGTCACGAAAAAGGTGGTAAAGTAAAGCAGGAAGTTGGTGAGGGTGGATTTCTAAAGTCTACCATCAACTATAACTCAGGTCTAATCAATGATAAATTAGCAGTTAGTGGAACAGTAGTTCGAAAGACTGGTGATGGATTTATTGATGGTGCTTGGACAGATGCATGGGCATACTATCTTGGTAGTTCCTATCAGATGAACGATGAACATCGATTTGAGTTATATGCAATTGGTGCTCCACAAAGACATGGACAGAACCTATATAAACAGAACATAGCAACTTATTCACAAGAATTAGCTGGAAGTATCGATGGATATGATGATTCAGCTTATGTCGCTGGTAATAAGTTTGAACATGAAGCTGGTAGGTACTTCAACCAAAATTGGGCACCTGTTGACCCATCATATAAAGGCCAACAATATTGGTATATGTATGGTGCGAGAACAACCGATAGGTACAATGCCAATATGTTGAATGAAAGAGAAAACTTCTTTCATAAACCACTTGTCAATTTAAATCATTTCTATGATATGAATGAGGATATGAGACTAAGTTCAGTATTATACTGGTCTGGTGGTTCAGGAGGTGGTACAGGCACCTATGGGAGTGTCAAACGACTACCTGCTATTGAAGGAAATTCCTGGTGGGCAAGTTCACCTTGGACGTGGGATTGGAACGGTGAGATTGCTGAGAACTCAGCAAACATCGATTCAGCTTGGTCAGATAGTGAGAATAGGTCAACTGGCATACTTCGTAATTCAATTAACAGACAAAATACCTATGGATTGATTTCTAAATTGAACTATGATGTTTCAGATGAACTTGAAGTTCAGATTGGTCTTGATTGGAGAACTGCTGGTATTGAACACGCTCGTGAGGTTCGTGATTTACTTGGTGGAGACTACTATGTAGACTTTGCTGATGATAACGCACCTGATGGTAAGAAAGTTGGGTTAGGTGATATTATTGCTTATCACAACGAAACCACAGTAGATTGGTTCGGTACATTCTTACAGGGTAAATATGATACTGAAAAAATCAACCTTTATGGTATGGGTGGTATATCTACAATTGGATATACTTATCACGACCATTTTGCTGTTGATGCTGATGTAGTTGAAGCTCCATCCATCACAACCTTTCAAGTAAAGGGTGGTGGTAGATTCAATCTTGATGATAGAATGTCAGCATTTGCTAATGTTGGATATGTTCAAAAACCACCAATCTTAGATAATGTGATTGATTATGATGGAAATGTTTCGCAGAATCCAGACAATGAGAAATTCACATCTTTTGAAGTAGGTGGTGAGTATGGAAGTGAGTTAGTTGCTATCAAGGGTAGTTTTTATAACACCCAATGGAAAGATAGAAACCTTACCAAATCCGTAACCACAGGTCAAGGAGATTCAGGTGACACAGACATCATTTACCTAACTGGTGTAAATCAAAATCACAGTGGTTTCGAAGTAGAGTCTAAAGTTGCTTTACACGAAATGGTTGATTTAGATGTAGCAGTTAGTATTGGTAATTGGTATTTTGATGGAGATGCTAAAGGTGATTACACAGAGATGGAATATAATGATGATAACCAAATCATTGGACAAACATCTACTGAGTATGAATACGCTCTAAATGAACTCAAAGTTGGTGATATGCCACAAACTGCTTATGTTGGTGGTCTTACATTGAAACCAATTGATGGATTGAGTGTACAAGGTCTTTACAGATGGTACGATAACCACTATGCTGATTGGAGTCCAGATGCTCGTGAAGTTGATGAAGATGGTGCTGACAGAGCTCAAGTATGGAAAACTCCATCGTATGGTAAATTAGACTTGCACTTGGCTTACAAATTGCCAGAAGTTGCTGGTCTTGATATGACTCTAACAGGTCATTTATTCAATGCTCTTGATGATGTTTACATCCAAGATGCAACGGATAACAGTAAATACAATGGGTATGGTGACAAAGTTCACGCAGCTCATAACGCTGAAGTATTCTTGGGCTCACCAAGACATTTCAACTTAGGACTTACTGTTAATTTCTAAAAGGTAAAATTTGGGGGGATTAATTTCCCCCCATTTTTATCAAAAGGTTTATAATGAAAATTACATTAGCACAAAGACACTTATTCAATGATTCAAAACCCATAATGGAGATAGAAGGCGTAAATGGAAAAGTACAATGGGATGAGTGTGATTTAAGTGAGTGCCCACCATATAGAGAAAAGGGTAGTATGACAGCGCACGGAAAGTTTCCAAAATATAATTATGAAGAGTTACCAACGACATTTAAAGATACTGATGGTAATGAACACGAAATAGAAAAAATAATATCTTATATGAGCTCATGATAAAAAGATTACTTATACTATTATTATTGTTAGGATGTGATGACAAAGTAGAAGAAGAAAGGGAAGCAAATGTTATCGTAACTATGTTACGAGTACCAAGAATTGAAATATTAGATAACCTATGGATTACACCAGCGCCGATATGGGGACACTTAGAGTCAGAAGAATTACCTGTAGAAAGAATGGTTGTTCACTGGTGGAGTAATATGTATTGGGATGAAAATGATTCAAGTGGACATTATAAATTATTACCTAATCGTAGAAACAAAGCTATATGGTATGATAATTTCGGTAATAGAGATACAGTGGATGTAAATGTGGATACACTAAGATGGACAACAGATGTATATTCTATAGCCGATAGTGCAGGATATTTTTATAATACATTGACACCAACGAAAGTGATGCAGGGTAAAGGCTTAGGTAGTTATATGATGTTATACTGGAGTATTGAAAATACATTGATAGATTCACAAGAAATATTCTTAATGGATTGAAAAAAACACTTGACTTTTAGCAAAATTCTTTGTAGCTTTATATGTTGATAATGGGGATTCTATAACCTAAATGTACCAAAATTTATATTACGAAAATAAAAAAAGAAAAGTTCATATATGGGATGATGAACTTGGATATTATAATATACCCTATAAAAAATATGCTTATGTAAAAGACAGAGCTGGAACTCATATATCTTTGTATGGGGATAAACTAAAAAAGGTTTACAAATTTGATCACAACACATCAAATTTATTTGAATCGGATGTGCCAGTTGAAACTCGTGTGTTAGTAGATAAATATACAGACAGTGATGATATTTCTAAAAATCATAAGATAATGACAATTGATATTGAGGTAGAAGTTACGGATGGGTTTCCAGACTATCGTAAAGCTACTAATAAAATTACATCAATAGCAGTACATATGTCATCAAATGATACATACTACGCATTTGTATTGGATGAAAAAAATAAATTAAGGCTGAAGTCAAAAGATAATGTTATCATAGAGAGATTTGATAATGAGTCAGATATGTACAAAAGATTTTTTGAGGTATATTTGGAAACTGAACCAACCATTATTACAGGTTGGAATATCGACACATTCGATATGCCATATCTTTATAATAGGATTATGGTTGTCGTTGGGAAGAGTGCTGCAGACTTACTTTCACCTATAAAAATTGTTGATTGGAATAAACATAGAAAGAGGTATATGTTTGCTGGTGTCAGTTGTTTAGATTACTATGCTTTATATAGATTGTTTACATATACTCAGCTATCATCTTATAGATTGGATGCTGTTGCTGAACTTGAATTGAGTGAAAATAAGATAGAGTATAGTGGAACATTGAATGATTTGTATGAACACAACATAGATAAATTTGTGGAATATAACATACATGATGTTCGACTTGTAAAAAGATTGAATGATAAATTAGATTTTATTGATATGGCTCGTGGTGTATGTCATCTAGGTCATGTTCCATATGAGGATGTATATTTTTCATCACGATATTTAGAGGGTGCTATTTTAGTTTATCTAAAAAAGCTGGGAGTGATTGCTCCTAACAAGCCACCAAGACCTGAAAAGATGGATGATGGGGACAAATTTGCTGGTGCTTATGTCCAACCACCACAAAGAGGTAAACACGATTGGGTATTTGATTTGGATATTACTTCTATGTATCCATCGGTTATTATGTCTCTTAATATATCACCAGAGACAAAAATTGGTAAGTTGACTGGATGGGATATTGAAGAATTTATGAGAGGGGATAAGAAAACATATACCATTATGTCAGGTAAAAAAGAGATGGGTAAACTTACTGAAACAGAACTAAAAGATTTCTTTGATAAAAACGAAGTTTCAGTATCTTCTAATGGTGTATTATATCGTAGTGATAAAAAAGGTTTGATTCCAGCTCTATTGGAAAAGTGGTTTGATACTCGTGTGGAGTACAGAAAGTTGATGAAGAAATTTGGTGATGCTGGTGATGAAGATAAATATGTTTATTTTAAAAGTCGTCAGTTGATTCAAAAGGTTGTTCTAAACTCTTTGTATGGTGTGTTAGGTTTGCCAGTATTTAGGTTTTATGATATAGATAATGCGGAAGCTACTACACTTACAGGTCAGGAGTTGATTAAATTTACGAAAAAGATTGGTAATTTTTTCTATAACAAAGAGTTGGGAGATGACAAAGATTATTGTATATACATTGATACAGATTCAGTATTTTATTCAGCTCTTCCATTGGTAAAGAAAAGATTTCCTAATATGGACTATGATAGCGAAACTATGATGAGTAAAAGAATCTTAGATGTTGCTGATGAGTTACAGACATATTTAAATAAGTCTTATGATTATTTTGGTAAGAAGTTTCTAAACCTAGACAAACATAGGTTTGAGATAAAGCAGGAATTGATTGCTAAGAGTGGTTTGTTTATTGTAAAGAAACGATATGGTATGAAGATTATCAATGATAATGGGGTAAAGGTAAACAA